TGGTAAGCTTCCTCACCCCGAGCCATACGCTCTGCATGCATTAATTGTGCATCAGACATTGCCATTTTAGTCTTCTGACGGTTAGAATATATCTTTGCGCCAGCTTGCATAGCAATCTTTGCTAAACTGAACCAAGCCATTAGTACGCCTTTGAGTTTCTTCTTTTTTCAGCCAGCATTCTTTTTTGTCCGCCAACTGGCATTTCAGGTTTTCCTGTGCCAATTAAGTTAAAAGCTCCGTCAGCTGTAGTTTTAGATCTAGGATCTATCTCTGTTTGCTGATCGCCAACTTTTACTGGCTTAATTTTATCTAGTTTTTGCATTTTTGCTCCTTTTTTTCTTCTTCTCAACACCTTTTATTACGCCTTTATTTTTTGAAGCGTAAAAAACTTGTTCGCCACGCTTTTTGCCGTACTGTTCTTTCATCGAACCCATAATTTTACGACCTTTTGCGTTCAGTGGCATTATTCTTCTACCTCTATTGCAGTTATACCTGGATTTCCACTCTTTGCAAGACTTACTCCAGCTCTTAATTTTGCTAATTTTTCATTTTGTTCCATTTTTTCGTCTGCAATGTCTGCTGCTTGCATTAATTTAGCTCTATCAAGATCATTTTTTGCTTTATCAGCATCTTTTTTACGTTCATTTTCCATTGCACGTAAGTCAACCTCTCTTGCTTTTAGTTTTAGAAGTGGATCAGAGTCAAATTGTGACGTAATTTTCTTTTCTTCTTCCATAAAGTCAGCTGTCATCTCTGCAATCAACACAGATTTTCTAGATTCGATACGTTGTGTAATAACTTGTAGCTCTTGTGCAGCTCTTGGATCCACTGGAGCCGTTTGTTGTAGCGCTGCTAGTCTAACTAATTCTTCTCTAAACTCTAATTGCACCTGTTCTTGTGCCATTAAACTAATATGCTCTAATATATTTTTTTGTATTGCACCCATGACAGCAGGATTGTTTCTAACAATGTTTGTTGCCATAAAATTTAAGTGTGAAGTTATGTGTGCTCTGTGATCTTGACCAGGAAAAGCTTGAAAAGGTTTACCTGTAAGAGCAGAAATGTGTTCCATACTTGGGTCCATAGGTTGCACTGGAGCAGGTGGTGGTAAAATACTATCAATATTTTTTACACCAATAGCTTCGTACATACCTCTGTATGCAGAATATAAATTATGTATCTGTGGATTAGATGTAGCTAGCTGTAATTGTGTTTGTGCTAGTGTTATTCTTTGTGACATAGAAAAGATATTAGGATCTGCAACTGGTAGAATATCTATTCTGTCATCAAAATCTAATTGTTTAATTAATCGTGCACCACCTACAACATCGTACGGATATTCTGGTGGTAGATAAGTTTGTATAATTTTAGATAGTAATTTAAATTCACCTCTCATCGAGTTGTATAATCTTTTGTGTATCGCAGACATAACTTTAGATCCTCTTTCAAGAAGAGCAATCGTTGTACCTACAGCTGCGTTCTGTGTGCCTTCGCCAGTTTGTAATTCTGATATGGCAGCAAATCTTTGACCTGCTTGAACCACAATACCCATTAATTGTAACAAGGTCGTTGATGGTTCTTTGTATGGTAGAGGATAGAAAGCATCCCTTAGACTGCCTCCTGGGGCATCTACGTCTTTAAATTCACCAGGTTGAATTGGTGATGCTTCATCTCTAACTCGCACCCCTCTTTGTTTAAAACCAGCAGGTAGGTTTGACAAAGTTCCTGCATCTAATAATTGGCGGAGAGCGACCGTTGCCGTTCGACTCAATCCGCCAATCATGTGTATTAATCCAAATCCGTAGAACCCTAGTCCAGGCAGAAATTTAAAATGGACAAAGTATTGAGTTCTTTGTTTTTTTGGATCATTGGGCGCATAGTTCCTTCTGATAGAAAGAACTATTCCACTACCTTCATCGACTGTCACGATGTATGGTAGCTTGATACCAGATGGCTCACCATCTGGACCAATATCTTCGAAGCCATCTAAATCTAGATCAACATGACACTCAAGAAGAGTATACATCGTTTGTTGTTTTCCAGATTTTTTAGTGCCTTCTAATTCTTTTTCTTTTTTAGAAACTTCATCGTTCGTTGACATTGCAGGTGGGCCAAGATCTACGTCAGCATAGAAACCTGCAACTTGTTGTTTTCTTAAATCATTTTCTGAAATTTTTATAACGTGAATGATAGATTCTGCTTCTTCTAGACTGTTTGCTGTGTACGGCACAATCAAATCATCTGCTGGTACAAATTTAGATACCGCTCTACCAATCAGATCATCATAGTAAATTTTTTTAAATGTAGATCCTGCAAGTGGTAAATGAAATAACATAGAATCGAACTCTGGTTCGTATTCTTTCATTTCATCCATAATTAAATAATTCATGTAGTCTTTCACACGCTCTGCTTGCTGTTGCTTTGCAGGTGAGTTGACTCCAAGTATTTGTGTTCTTACTGGACCGTCTGCTGGTAATAGCTCTTTGTATGCTGTGGCTTGGAACTGTGTAACAGCTTCTGCCAACACTGGGTGCGTTGCACCTGAAGCTCCTTGAAACGGTTCCGTTCTATTTTCGTATTTAAATCCTAATAGGTCAAGCCCTTCAGTGTAAGATTTTTCCCAATCCTTTCTAGACATTTTATAATCTAGATAATTAGTTTTCATCTCGTTACCGAGTGGCTCTAATACATCATCAGGTAAAAGTATCGCTAAGTTATCAAAATGTTTTTCTGTGCCAGGTATATTTATAGATCCTGGTTCGAAGTCGATAGTCGCACTACCATCTTCGTTAGGTATAACTTCTACTGGTGGTTTATCTTGTTGGACTTCCTCTTTGATTTCGATATCCTCGGGTCCAGGTATTTTAGCCTGTGTACGAGTTTCGCCCGGGAGTCCTTTTTCTATTTCTGCCATTTATTACTCCTCTTCTTTCATACCATTTTTAAATAAATATTCCAAGCCCTTTGAAGGTCCATCTGGCGTGGGTCCTGATTCTGGTGGTTTTCCTGATTCATCTCCAGCTTGTTTTGCTATACCCCCACCTGCAAAACCAAGATCTAATTCAAACCCTGTAACGTTTTTGCTTGCCTCTTTAACTCCTCTTTCTTTTTCTTTTGCAGCTCTAAATTTTTCTATTTGACCTAAACCTGCTGCATAATTAGTTACAGCTTGATTGTACAATCCTTTATCAAAATCTCCCTCATCAGTAACAAAAAGATTGTAAGCATTATTGTACTCAGTAGAAACTCTATTATATATCTTTGCGAGCTTATCTCTGTTTAAACCACCTGGATCGTTTTGATCATTTAAGGCGTTATATTGTTGTTGAAGAACAGGAAGTTTTTCTCCTAATTCACTTATTGTTTGAGTTGCATAACCTCTCTCACCAACTGCTTTTCTAATTTCTTCTTGTTCACTTTGTCCTATACCTGTTAAATCTGCAAAAAATGCATTACCTATTATTCTGTCTTTTGAAAGACCTGAAGCATAATCGTCGGCCGCAAAAGGTGCAGCAAAAAGCAATTCACCAGCTACACCATACCCAGTAACCTTCCCGCCTTTAACTATTTGCCTTGCTAATCTTTTACCTGCAGGTGTTTTAATTGAATTACGAATAACATCTGAAACATTTTTTACATCATCAGGTAGTTTTCTAAAATCCAAAAGCTCTGGACTAAATCTATTCATACCTAATACCACACCCTCACCTCCTCTAAACACCATACCTTTTTTAGTTGCATTGTTTCTCATACGATTAACAAAATCTGTCGTGCTTTGATCATTATTAATAAATCCAATTTTTTCTAAACTGTCTTGTAAATTTGGAGATTGATTAAGTATTAACATACCTGCTTGTTTATTTTCTCTAGCTCCAATTAAACGTATACCGCCTTGATTAAAACCATATTTCTTTCTACCAAAAGGATCATTTAATAAGTTTCCATGATCCACTTCGGCTGATCTTCTTTTGTAATAACTTTTTTTACCACTTTCTTTTGCATACTTATCTCTATAATATTGATCTAAATTTTTTTCTTTACCATCTATCGTGATCGTAGCTTTTTTATATTCAGGTATATCGTTCTCAAACATTTTATATATATTTTCAAATTCAGGATAAATCTGTCTTGCGTTATCTTTAAGAAGATAATTGTTTTTATATTTCTGTCCTCGATATTCAAAAAATTCTTCCTGTAAGTTTGAAGAATATAACCTACCGGTTTCATTATCAATAAATACAAGATCTTTAGGTGCTGTTGTTTCAGGGTTCGTGAGAAATGTTACTTTAGGTTCTAAACCTAATTTTTGACTTCTTAAATAATTTCTACTTGCAGATTGTAAAATAAATTTATGTGGACTATCTTCAACAATGATACCAAACTTTGATGGTAGTTTATTAGCAACCAATTCTGAAACTTCAGCCATGGTTCTCGGAGTTCCATCAGGAGCAAATGCATAAATATCTCTGGCTAGTTTTTGAGATAAAACTGTTTTAAATAATTTTGAATTTTCTTTTACTGTTCTATTATCTCTAAAAAAATTTTTTATTTGCTCACTATCATAACTGATTCCAAACTTCTTTGCCATGTGTGCTCTAGGATTGATAAAATCTTTCGCTAGTGCATCCTCAGCCAACATGACGTTATTCATGTAGTTTTCAAATTTTTGAGCAGGTTTTAATAATTTTTTAAATTCTTCATTTGCCGCTTTTCCAAGTCCTGTTCTAACGTCCATTGACAACATGCCTTTTTCAAAACCAGCTTCTATTAAGATATCATTTTTAGTAACAACTTTAGATGCTCTCATTTTACCTGTAGTATCGTACAAAGCTTTTGGATCGTTGTTATATTTTAAAATAAGTTTTTTTAAGTTATTAAGTTTTTCTTGGTTTCTAGGTAGAATTTTTCCAAAGTCAGCTCTTCTTTTTTCTACATCACCACCCTTTTTAAAACCTAATTCTCTTTCAATAAGCTCTCTAGACTCTTCACCAAGATACTGTTTTATTTTTTCGTAGTTTATCTTTTTTCTTTTTTTAATTTCTTTTGGTGGTTTTCTTTTAGGCAAGACATTTTTATTAGATACAGATCCACCACCATTAAAATTTACAGAACCGCCACTGTTAAATCCTGGACGAGTTAGATATGCCATCATCTCGTTGTAATGTTTTACTTTCATTATTCTCCTAATAGACCTGCTAGTCCGCCCTCTGCTAAATCTTCATCTGGCAAGCCTAAATCATCGTAAGCATCTAAGTTAACTTTAGACTTACTTGTTTTTTGTTTTCCTACACCTGCAAAATCATCAAGATTTTCTGTGCCTGTATCTATGCCTTCTTCAAAATCTTTATAATAATTTCCTTCTGAGTCTCCTTTGTATTTAACTTCACCTTGAGTAAATTCATTAGGTCCTCTTTTACCTCTCATACTACTCGCAGGATCGTCAATAATATCTCCTTTTCTAAATTCGTAACCTGCTTTCATACCTTGGTCAGTATCAAAGTCTAGTTGTATTCTATTACCTTCTCCTTCAATCGTTAGTTCTATGTCAGGTCTATCTGGATGTCTGTACGTAGTTACATCACCAGTTTTCTTAACAAAATCTTTTTTAACCACTTGTCCCTCTCTAATAATTTTTTCTACAAGTTTAGGAAAGTGTGCTGGCATTTCTGCTGTTGGTGTTACGATAGGCGCTACATTTTTTGCTACCTTTGTAGTCTTTGCAAGTTTACCCACAACAGGGAACGCAGCTAGTGCTGCCATAATTTTTAAGAACGTTCTTCTGGACATACCGCCATCAGCAAAACCTATTCTGCCGCCGTCAGCGTTTAATTTTCTACCTTGTCCTTTTGTTTTTAAATTTTTAAGAATCGTTTCTAGCTCCAAGATGCTTGAATCAATAGCCTCGGAACTTAAACCTCTAAATCTACCACTTTGAGTT